TCAATCAACCTCACGCGCGTGCTGTGCTTGTTCTGTGGCTTTCTTTATAATCTCTTTCACTTGCTTAATGGTTGGGTTCGTGTGGTTTCTAATAGTATGTTCGTTTAACAGATAACGGCTTGCAACTTCTGATAGTTTCAAGCGTTCCATGTATCTAAGTCTTATTAACTCTAGGTCATCATCACTCAATGAATCAAACAGCTCTGTCATTGCGTTGAGTATAAAGCGTTGTGGTGTGAGTTGGTCTGTGTTGTCTATTCTATCTGTCCATGACTTCATTGTACCTGTGAGATATAATCTTATATTAAACTCTAGCTTATTCATAATATAATCCTTTCAAACAAAAACACTACAAAACACGCGCCACATCTTCTTTGAAAGCAAAGTATATTTTTTTCGCTCTCTTGATAGGTATGTCTATGCCTGCGCTCTCTAACTCCATAGCGACACGATACCACGTATAACCGTCATACCCTTTACATCTTAACTCTATGATTCTTTTTTCTGATACTGTTAAAGTATTGTATAAAGCTCCTATAAGTTCAAGTATTCGCCTTAATCCTATCAGCTCTTTATCCTCTTCCATGCGTTCCCTGTCTATTGTGTTCCCCTCTGGCTCTGCTGTGCCTTTATAAGCTGTTCTTATTCCAAGATTGTCCTGTTTTACCCTGTATAAATAACGGCTCTCAATTGCTTTTATTTTGGCTTGTGTGCGCCCGTTAATATAATCGGCTATGATTTTATCTATTTTATCTTTCACGCTTCCCGCTCTCTGCTTGCTAAGATTCTAAGTTCTTCCTCTGTTAGATTTTCAAAAGGATTGCTCACGCTCAAGTTTCCGTTGATATTAATATCTTGTACAAGTGGGTAACGTTTTAAGATTTCAGAACTTGCTCTAATGATTTGATTAGTGTCAGGGTGTTTGTCTATGACATCGCCCTCTGCTGTTATCACTTGCTCTGTATGCTCTCCGCGTACTATCTTAGTTAATATGCCCAAGGTTTCCTCTGCGGTTGCTATGGCATTGTCTGAGATTGATTTTAACTTACTATCAATGTATTTTTTTAAGTCAGGTTTAGTCAGGTTTTCGGCTCCTATCGACTTCGCTGTTTTTTGGCTATATCCTGCATTAATAGCCGACTGGGTGGCGTTTCCTGTTTTTATATATTCGTCGCAAAATTTACGCTGTTTAGGTGTCATTTTTTCCCCTCGTTTCTGTTTATATGTCCTTTATTGATTATAGCAAAGTAAAAAGACAAGTTTTATAAGTTTTTTTATTTCCACATAACGTTAAAAAAGCCCAGTCATTGACTAGGCTCTTTTTGTTTATTCTTCTAACTCAAAGCCGATTAATTCCGCGATATTATCCAGCGCGCTGATATTCATATCCGCCAAATCTTTCGCTGTGATTTCTGTGCCGTCTGTGAACCGTGGGACTTCGTTGATATCCTCTTTGAACATTGAATCATTTAGCGCGTGCAAGTCTTGGAGCTGTGCTTTAAGTGCCAGCTCTTGCGGTTTATTCTCGCTCTCTGCTGATAGGCTCATGTCATTCAATCCTAACGCTTTGATTAAACGCTCGACATTATCAGTCAGTAAGTTTGAAAATACTTGTACGTCATTGCCTGAGGTTTCCTGAGGTGCAAAGGTCAGTTCTTGCATTTCCTCAATAATTGATTTTACTGTTTCCTGTGGTTCATACTCTTGCGGTGCTGTCAGTTCTTCCACAGATAAGCCCAAAACTTCAGTAAGGTTGATGAGGTTCTCATGCAATCCTTTCACTAAGTCTTTTTGAGTGGCTGGCGTTTCGTTTGCTCCCTCAATATGGATAAGTTTAGAAGTTGGTTCTGTAAGTTCACTTGTAAGTGTAAAAAGGTTAGATAAGATTGTTTTTGTATTTTGGCTCATTTTATTTTCTCCGATTTTTCTATGTAGTAATTTATAGTATTTTTTATGACAACATTTGTCAACACTTCAATTTGTCGGACAGCGTGCTTTTTTCATGTTTTTATTCCTTTTATAATTGGTATAGTTAGTATTGGTGTATGTTTTATATCGCTTTTTGATTTTTTCTAGTGATTTTATCAAAAACAAGCAAAAGAATACTGTTTTTACCTCAAAGAATATAGATTTCATACAGGCTACAAACCCTTATAATTCCTTAAAAGAATATAGATAATATAAATAATATAGTTTTTGCCCACCCCCAATATATTTAATGTTTCCACTTAATAATTGGTATAGTTTTATAACCCTTAATATTTTGTAAAAATAATATACCCCTATATAAATCTATATTATCTATATTATCTATATTCTTTCCCTTATTAATGGGGTTTGTAGCTATCATAAATCTATATCCAAACTATATTCAGAATATAGTTTTGTCTATAATTGGTTATCTTTTATCATGTTTTCTAGGTAAGATGTTGAGATTTGTTGTAGTCTTTTTTTATTCCTAATGACGAAAGCCTGTTTGCTGGTATATCCTGAACCGTCTTGCTTCATCACTTTTTTATTGACTTGTTTAAAACCTATAAACTCCAGCGCTTTATTTCTTTTGGCTTGTCTGCCTGCTCCTGTGTAAGTTTCTTTCATGAGTGGAACAATATCAGGGAAATGCTCGAAATAGATGATAGGGTTGCCTTGCGTGTAAATCTCAAGTATGCGCTCCTGAACTTCATCAAGCATACTGTTATCAAGTAAATTATTCATTTCTACAATCTTGAAATTAAACTTGAATTTTTCGGACTTCCAATATAAAAAGCTATGCACCAAACTAGCAACGCCTGCGCTTATTTTAGCTGTTCTGCTGGTACTAGTTGCCGTTTGTATGGTAAACGCCTCCCAGTATTCAGAAAAAATCTGTTCACGTTCGTTATCACTTTCTTGTGCTGGGCGATTCCGAAAAGCGATATTGACTGCGCGTGAGTTCATTCCCTCATCGAGTAAGATTTTGGCGTTGCTATCAATTGACAGCACCCCTGTGAGATTGACATTATTTGTATTTCCTCCTGTTTGTCGTGCTTGGTGGGTGTCCTCTGTCGCAATGACTTTTAAAGCGCGCTCCATAGCTTTACCTGTAATATCGCCCTGTTCAGTTGCTAGTAAGAACTCGCCACCGTCTAACTGCGCCCAAGCGTTTAAGGCTTCAAAACCTCCACCGCCCAAGTTATCCAGTAAAATGTCTTTTGTGATAAATGGGGCTGAAATAACCTTGTGTCTTAGTCCTTTGCCTGTACGCTCTGCGGACTTACTGACAAAGAATTTTGCTTTGGTTCCCTCACGACAAGCGACTAACATGGTATAAATCGGCTGTAAGCTCGCATTGTGTAAGCTATCTTTATCATCAATAACCATATCTAAGTAACTGCCATAAGTGTTTACAATCTTCATCACATCATTATAATTACACTCATAACGTTTAAAATAGCACTCTTTTTCATCCGGCAGGGTATCAACTAAGATGTTTTTAGTGTGTAAATCCATTTGAAAATCATTACAAGCGATAACCGCCGTTTTTATGGCTTTTATGGGTTCAAGCTGTAAGTGTTCATGAATAAATAACAATATTTCTTCAACTGCTCCAACATCAAAGGTACTACGGTTTGATAGTCGATAACGTTCTGATAGTTTCATTTGTGAGAGTAGAATCAGTTCTTCATCATTAATCAAATAGAAACATTCTTTATAAATGGCGATTGTTCCTGCAAGATAATCCATAATGGCATGAATATATCTCGGTACGTTTGATTCTTCTGAGATTGATGTCTCTGTTTCATCTTTATTTGCTTTTATTCTGCCATAAAAGAGTGAGAAATGGTTCAGTCCATTATTAATATGAAAGGTAGGGCGTTTAATTCTGATTTTTCCCTCGGCTGTTTTAACTGACAGATAAGGATATTCAAATTCATCACGGTGTAAAACATGTATAAAATCAAGTGCTCTTGGTATTTTGGCACTGTCAATATGGTCGAACTCTTCCCACGGTAACGCCAGCACGCGCTTATGATTATTTTCTAATCGTTCCCACGCTTTGCGTTGTGCTTCTAATTCTGTCAATAGTCAACCTCCAAACGATACTCGCATTCATCACAAATCTGCCGTTCTTGATAGGGGATAATCTCATTTTCTTTTAGAGGTTTACCACATAAATAACAATTCACTTTGTTAGTCCTCCTTAAAAAGTTGGTCAATCCAATCAAGTTCTGCAAGGGTGTAGCCGTTGACTGCATTATTAATCGCTATACCTGTGCGTTGTTTCTTGATAATTCCGGCTCTGCGCTCGTCTTCGTTAGTTGGAATAAAATAGCCGTTATCAATCGAACCAATGGCGCAACCTTGCTTATGGAGGTATTCAATTCTACTCTGTAAAGTTCTAAAATCAATATCAAGCGCTTGTGCTAAAATCTTGCCTTTGACAGCTCGGTCAATTCCTCTATGTTCAGAAAGAAATTTAATAATGTTTTGGTCTATTTTCTGTAAGTCAGTTATCTTCATTGAGATACCCCCAAATTCTAGTAATGGTTTCTAAAAATTGCTCATAGCTTGCTCTCTGTCTAGCTTCGCCAATCAAAGCAAACATTAATATAGTAATAGCTTCGCTGCTTGTATCGCTGATAAGATACTCTAGGTTGTCCTTGTTGCTTTCATTTTCAAGGACATCAATTGTAATTTTCATTTTTTATTTTCCTTTATCTGTAATTTCATGACAGCCAGTTGCTTACCTAAATTCGGTACTGTTTGCGTGCATAAGTTGCTTTTCACTCCGCTGGGTAAGATTATGCCTGTACTTACCTCAAACTGCTGTATTAAGTCATATTTAACCGCTTGTGCATTGTAAATTATCTTAAATGGGTGTTTTCCTATCGGTCTAAAACTATTCCGTCCTTGCCGTTTTATAGCCGTGTAGCCTTGGTGGTGTTCAATCATCTCGCTACCTCATCAAATAAGCTGATTTCTCCGCCCTCTTTTTCGCCCTCAAATCGGACACCATGCTTATATTTACGAACTTTAAAAGAATAATCAACGGTGCCTGTATTGGCGTTTAACGGGTCTAATTTTTCAATCTGCTTGTCTGTCAGCTCTGAATGATAGGCTTTTAAGTTTTGCATGCCTACGCTATCAATTCCAGCCACATAAGGGCAAATTTTAACAATATTTTGCATTTTCTTATAATCCTTTTTTGCCTTGCCTGACAAGTTGCTAAGTATCTATGATGATGAATTTGCATATATCATCAATCAAATAGTAAATAAGTGTGGTTTTGTATCTTGGTTTGTAGCGGTTCAAGCCGTGCTTTTCCCAATTATCAAGTGTGCCGTCTGATATATCTAAGTCTTCCATAACACGCTTTTTAGAGATATAAGGTAATACTCGCTTTTCATTTCTGATTTTGAGCTGTGTACCAAGATACTTATTAAATAGGCTGATGACTTTATCAACTAAACCACGCGCCACAAGGCTTGTTAAATTATCGTCATTCACTTCCTGCCCCCTTTGGCTTCTCTTTTTTCATAATCAAACTAGCTATTTCATTGATGTCTTCCACTCGTTCACTCATCATAAAAAACGATGTCATTAAAGTATCTTTCAATCTATCCAATTCGTATTCCCTACCTTCTTTTTCGAGTTCGTAAATTCTTTGTACTTCATCAAAAACCATTGTTAGGATTGCTGAAACCTCAGCATTTTTTAAATTAATATCTTCAATCATTTTTTTCTCCTTTTTTAAAAATCTGTAAACTTACTAAATCAGGTTGTTTCTGTCCGAAAACTTTAGAAAAAGGTAAAGGAGTAACCGCAAAACATTCAGCTTGTCCGTTGATACTAATTGCTAGCGGTGTATTATCGTCATAACGTTCAAGAGAAGTTACAAGCGCTTTTAAATCTGATATAGTATTAATTTTCATGCTTTATCTCCTCGTTTAAGTTGTAACTGTCGCTTTGGCGCTTTAGATTCATTGACAATTAATATTTTTCTTACTTCAGCACGACTAGATTTAACCAACCAAATAGGTAGTATTTTTGTGCTTATAACGTCCATTTTTATAAATTTCATACTTTGCCCCCTCTAACTAGATGTCGCTTACCTGTAAATTCATAAGGGATATTTATAAATAACGTCCTGTCAGTAGTCATGCCAATAACTGGCTTAGCTGTCTTATCATGAGCGATATAAACACGTTTAAATCTTTTAAATTTCATGCTTTACCCCTTAACCATTTCTACTTGAATGTTATTTTCCAACGTTGTGAAAGTAACTACTGATTGACCGTCAAACAAGCGGTAGACATACTCATTAAGTTGGATAAAGTGGCGCGCTTTGGCTTTTAATAAGTCCATGAGTTCAAAGGCTATTGAATCGTCAAGGATATAAGTTTCTTTGTTTGCTGTATTATTCATTTTGTTTTCATTCTCCAATTTGATATAATTAGAGTAAGAAAGCGCGTGATATTGCGTTTGCTACTCTAATTTGATAAAAAGCTGTCTCTTGGTCGGGTCAAGCTTTTTTTGTACGATTATTTAAATTCATCTAAACTAACTCCTAATGCCTCCGCAATCTTAACGACTGTGAGCCATTTAGGATTTTTTGTATTGCGTTTTTTGATTTGGTGTAACTGCTGGGGGCTTATGCCTGTCATTTTGGCAAGCCGATACTCGGTTATGCCTTGTTTGTCTAATTCTTTTTTGATTTTGTCCCACATTGTGATGACCTCTCTTGTTTTAGTGGTAAACTGCGTGTATAATAGTTTTTGACTTAAATAAATATATTAGGAGTTCTATACTAAATGATTGAACTTAGTGGCAAAGATAGAAAGTATTTGTATAAACTAGTAAAAGCCAAAAAACTAAATTATGAACAAGATAATTTATCGCATCAGGTTTTAATTGAAAACAAGTTAGCAAAAGTTTACTTTACAAGCGATAAATATGATCCTGACTTAGGGGAACACATAAATCCACAAAATATTATTGCTCCAACTAGTACAGGTTTAAGATATAAAGATATTTACCGTGAACAAATAAGAGAAAAATATTTTACTCCTATTTGGGTGTCTATGGCAACCACTGTTCTAATATGGTTAACAAAATATTTACTAGAAAACTGGCTGTAAAGCTAAGTAAGATTACTATCCATAGCTCTTTTTTATCTTTTCTCATCTTTCCATATCCTAGCCTAATCGGCTTTTTAATTTACTAAAAATTGTTTAATTTCATGAAACGCCATGCCTATCTCTAACAGTAATATAATGCTGTCAGTATAGCGCCTGAGCGTTTCTTTTTGTTCTGCGGTTAATTTGTCGCCTGACTGTTTAAAGCTCGTTAGACTACGATATTTTCCGTTTGTCGTAAGCTGTACGAGTAAATCAAGAATGATTTTGTGATAGTATGGCTTCGACTGATTGCTTTGCATGATTGCGGTGTCTAGTTTGTTCATGGTTAGCTATCCTTAACTTGCAAAAAAATCAAGTTAATAGTTAAAATTTTTCATCAAGTCATAAATAGAATTTTCTTCTAAATTTGCTGCTCTTTCTAATTCTTTAACCTTATCAAGTGTTAATTTATTCGGAGCTAATCTAATGCGATATAGAGCATTATATGTGATTCCCATATTCTTCGCTATCGCCTCATATCTTACCCCTGATTGTTTTAAAATCTCATCAAGTGGTTTATAAGTTTTACTCATTTTATCTCCTTTCTGATTTTTATGTTTTTCATTCTAACATTAACTTGATTTTTATGCAAGTAATAACTTTACTTTTTTGCAAGTTTTCTCTTGAAAGTAGTTAAACATTGCGATATAATCAAGGTATGACAAAAACAGATATTAAATTTCCTCAAATGGTCGACTATTTCAGAAAAGAAAAAGGTTGGACTATGAAAGAGTTAGCAAATAAAATGGGTAAGACAGAATCTGCTATTTCAAGATGGATAAGTGGAGATAACTCCCCGAAAATGGAAGATGTTCATGCCCTAGCAAAGCTTTTTGATACAGATATAGATACTCTTGTGTACGGAGCGGAGGTTAGGAATACAATAGCTCATGGACAATTTGAGCCGATAGACTTGGCGGAGGTTGCAAACTCTGATGATGACGCTATTTTTGATAGTATTCTAAGTGCTGGTGGTCGCCCTTTGACCGAAAAAGACAAAGCTATGATTAAGTTAGTTTTTGCTGACCGTTGGGAAGAATTGCAACAAAAAGCTAAAGACTTGAAAGATAGTGAAAAATGAGGGCGTTAAATGAATCAAGAAGAATTGACCGCTCTTATAGTAATCAAGATTGAGAACTTAGGTATAGATTACAGAACGTTTGAATATGATAATCAAAGAGCTTGGATAGATACAAGGCTTTGTATTGGTGGATATAATCCAAATACTGCCACACCCTTTGACCACGCTCACGAGTACATGCACGCATATTATAAAGATGATAGACGGCTAGGCGAATGTGATACGTTAAGCCCTGCAGAAAAGAGAGCTAACAAAGAAGCGATTCTCATGCTTTGGGACTGGTTTATACAGTATGGCGGAAGCTTTAACGATATAACACGATTCTGTCAGATAACTGGTTGCCACTATGAAGCCACTAAACGACTGATAACATCAATGTGCTGTGATATGAGCAAAAAGAGCTTTCGTGAGTGCGCCATTGATTACATCATCCGTTTTGACATTATCACGCGCGACACGTTAAATATATACAACTTCTTAGACTTTTACGGCTATCATCACAACGCTTATGACGAGGCGCGTGCGTTGCTGTATGAGCTGTGCTGGTTTGAACTAGCTGGATAAAGGAAAATACAATGAAAAAAGACAAAATGAAAAAGATGGTACAACAAGCAAAGTTAAAAGCTGCTGAGAGGAAACTAGCAGACCACGGAATTGCAACTGTACGCATGAGAAATAATGATTTGATTTCTGTGGGGTTATCGCAAGGAAATAGCCAAGCTACTTATTCCCCAAATAGCTCATTAGAAGAGAAAAGAAAGTTTTTTCAATCTATTTATGCTCCTTTAATTTCAGAAGCGATTATTGAATCAAAAAATGATATTGAGATTAGGATGAACGGTGTTTATGGCATTACCTTAAAGCTCAATGGAAAAGAATACGAGGTAATGTATTTACCGCTTGATATCCAAAAAACAAAAGATGGTATTAAAGATATTTCATTTGCTCAATTCATTTCTCTTTTAGAACGGTATAATCGAAATGCAGAAAATCCTGTTTTGGTTTCACTAGAAAAAATGAAAAAAGTACAACAAACGTCCTATTAAGGGGTATAAATGATAAGCTAATTCTTATCAAAAAACAGCAAAGTAACTAATAGATTATGGAAAAAAACAGACTTCAAGACATAAGCAATATAACAAGGTGTCCTAATTGCAAAACAACTGATGCTTTTATGCTTGCTAAAATAAAACGGCTTCAACCTGATTACACACTTGGTGGAAATGATTGGTATTGTTATAACTGTGATACCAAATTTACTCTAAAGCCTAATAATGAGAGCAGAGGTCAATAATGATTGTATTCCTTGCAACTATCATCGCTCTTGCTCTTATTGCACTTACAATATATGCCTTTTGGGACATTGTTATTGTCCTGTTTAAAATATGGCTCTTTAACCTGATAATTTCTGTTATCGGAGGTCTTTGGTTCTTTGTGGTATTCCATGATACATTTATGAAACTGATGCAAAGATAAAGGGGTTGATAACTCATGAAAAAAATAGATATAGGAATAATGGCGATTATCTTATCGATAATGTTTATAATACTTGCTATTCTTGAAATTATTTTTTTAAGTATATAGCTGTGAACCTTAACATTTCTTAACATCGCTCTAAAGGTTTAAAAAGTAACCAAGCGAAAATCGCCCGCGTTACAAGGGCTGTAGCAATTCGCTATAAGCTCAAACCTTTAGTATTATTTAGTGCTGGCAAAGTCAAAAACAATTAAAAAATATACTACTGGAGAGTAATCGATCATGAATATAAACCTAAAAGAGTTATTACCTAAACTTTTAATACTACTTACTGTAAATCTAATATGCTTATTATTAAATGTCGACTTAGGTTTTATTTTAATGTATAATATTATATTTTTTGCCTCATTGTTCTATTTCCAAAGAGTGTTTACATCAAGGGTAATAAATATAATGCTCATTATTGTAGGTATTATTGCATCATGCTTTGCTATATTTGTATTCTAATTTGCCAAAATGTGGCATTACATTATAAAAAATTATAAGCACGCGCAAAATTGTTAGTATCAACGACTGATTGATACTTTAAAGCAGTTGAAAAGGAGATGAAATGAAAGTAAAAATGCTACATTCTTGTTGGAGTGATAAAAGATTAGAGAATTATATCAATGAATTTTTAGATGACTTGAAACACGATGGATTTGAAGTAGTAGAAATTCAATACAGACCAACTATTTGGGGATATTTTGCTACGGTTGTATATCAATAAGGTATAACTGTTTTTCGGATAAACCAATGCTAAGAAATGCTAAGGTTCAAATCTATATAACAAGTCCTAAATTTTAGGAACGCAAAATAAAAAGCGCCTAGGCGCGTGAATTCGTAAGTCTATGTGTTTCCAGTCACTAAAAACTGGTAAGGAGTAATTTATGAAAAATAAAAGTAAAAAATGGTGGTTTTGGATTCTAGCTGTTTTACTGTTTCCTTTCTTATGCCTTTATGGCATTTATCGTTTAGTTATAAATTATAGAACGACAGGTCGAAAAGTTTGGTTAGTCGGAGTTGTCCCACTTGCGTTAGTTTCATTGTTTGGATTTGTAGTTTATGCTGGAGCATTTAGTGGGCCGAATTCTGATAATAAAACTGAAACAGCTATATCTAGCTATTCCTCTAGTTTTTCTAGCAGTTCAGTATCCACAAGCACTAAGCCTGCGAAATCTATAAGTAAGAGTACTACGAGTTCTTCCAGTTCTAAAGTAGCTAAAAAAGTAGTTGCTAGTTCCTCAAGCAGTTCTACTGCAGCTAGTACAACGGATATTTTAAACAAATTAAACGAGTACACTAATGCCAAGTCTGCAGGTCCTACTGGTAATTATTACTGGGAAAATGGTTCAGCAAAACTTTCGGGCTTTGAAAATTTGAAAGCAGGAGAGTATAGTTTTAATGCTGATGATAAAGGGCGTTCAGGAGTAGCACGCGCGATTTTAACATATTCACAGTTTGAAGCCTCAAAAGGTTCGAGACAAGGACAACCTTTAGACCCTCCAGCTTGGCCATCAAGCAATCCAAAAATCGCAATCACGTTCTCACTGACAGGAAGAACCTATCATGGTTATTTATACAATAGAAGTCATTCAATTGCTGACAGTCTCTTAGGAGAAGGCTCTTATACTTCACAATATAACTTCACTACTGGTACGCGTAGTCAAAACGTTGGAGCAAATCAAAATGGAGGAATGAGGTATGCGGAAGAATTAGCAGAAGATTTTTGGAAGGCTAATCCAAATACAAGTGCAACTATAAATTATCAAACTACCCCTGTCTATAATGCCAATGAAACTATACCTCGTGGCTCAATTGTAGACATCAAGTCTTCAGATAATACTCTAAATACTGAGGTAGTTGTTATTAATAGCGCAGAGGGCTTAGAAATTGACTATGCCTCAGGAACTCCGATCTCTTCAACAACTCAACCAGTACAGTCAGAAGCGCCTAAAGTAAGTTCATCGCAAGCAGTAGAACAAGCCCCAGTAGTTACAGAGCCTTCATCTCAAACAGTAGCTAATGATAACTCCTATACAACTGAGGGCGGGTGGTCTATCGCAGCTCCTGGTATGGTGTTTGTTTCTGAAAGCAACAAGTATTACTCTTCAGTAACTAATCCTAGTAATTACCAATATATGTCACAAGCAGAAGCCTCTAATATCGCGCAACCAGCGCAAAGAGGGAATCAATATGCTAGACCATAGAAAAATAAAAAGCGCCAGGGCGCGTGAATTCGTAAGTCTATGTGTTTCCAGTCACTAAAAACTGGTAAGGAGTAATTTATGAAAAATAAAAAACATATCTCTACGGTTGGAGTATTATTGTTGTTTGTAGTTGTGCTATATCTAATCTATACCGCCATAGAGTACTTTCTTTTTTAAATCATAAAAAATAAAATGACGTACCAAGTCAATTTCTGCCAACATTTGCCAACAATTAAACAAGTGTTTTTGTGGTTGTCGTTTGGTTGCGGAATGGTTGACGGCTTCCCCATTTATATGGGGAATAACTACATGTAAATTTTGTATGTTGTTCATACCCTACGTGATGTCGGTATAGCTTTCTGCCACAAGTGGCAAAAACGGAAATTTCGTTCTTGTTAATAAAGGGGTCGTGATTCACGACTTGCTAGGTAGTAACGATTCGTTACACCCTTTTTAGGGCGCCAGAAATGTCAGGATACTTGCTCACATTTTTGTGATTAACCTTGTCAGAACATTGCTAGTTATTGCCATCACTTTTTTCTGAAACCAATAATAGGATATGAACATTTTTGTACAAATCTCTATAGGTTCGCTCTAATCTACTCTAAACTACTCTAAACTACTCTAAACGCATAACAGCCAATTTTGCCGAGGTCAGCAATAATGAAGATATTGCATAAAATTAAACAACTGGATTTAATTTAGAAAATAAAAAAAGCGCCTTTATAGGCGCTCCGTCCAAACACTTATGGACCCCAGAGAGTCATTAGCTCTCACTAATATTATAACATAATCGGAATAAGTTACATAATATATAGTGGTGAACTTTGCATTTCTCTAAATGAATATTTGCAAATATAACCAGTCAAGGAAAGGTCTAGCAACATGAAACTATCGGACTACTTAAAGAATATTGATCACCTAGATGAAAAAATGGAAAAGGCTGTAATTATAGCTGGGTATGAGAGAATGCTTGGAGAACACTACAGACTACCACAAGAACAGTTTGCTGACCTGATGGAATTGCCTTTACCAAAATTAAGAAGAGTTATTCATGAAATGAAAAAAGCAATAGATTAGAACTTTAATAGTGCTAAAGTCTATATAGCTGTGAACCTTAACATTTGTTAACATAGCCCTAAAGGTTCAAAAAGTAACCAAGGAAAAATCGCCTGCGTTAAAAGGGTTGTAGCAATTCACTATAAGCACAAACCTTTAGTATTATTTAGTACTGGTAACGCAAAAGATGACAGACAAAAACAGTATAAAAAAGCTGTATTTGTTAATTTTTGTCATCTTATGAGATAAACCAATGCTTAGAAATGCTAAGGTTCAAAAATTCTATAATAATCTTATTAAAAGTGAAATACTAAATATATATTCTAAGGAGACATCATAATGAAGCTCTATGAAGCAATTAAAAACCTTCCCGATAACGATTGGGTAGACATTAGTGAAATCAAAAAGAATCATCTACTCCATATCGGGCGGATTACGAAAGAATTGCTTAGAGGAGAAATATTAGGGCGTGAAATAGTAAAATCTCTTTCTGATGAAGGGACGGGTGGGGGTAATATTCATCATTTTTATGTCGAACCAAGAAAAAATGAAATTCATAAGTTTGACTAATGTAAAATAAAAAAAGCGCCCTAGTTTGAAATAGGACGCTTAATGCAAAACTTCATGAAAAGTTTATTTTTGGAATAAATAGAGTATAGCTAATAAATCTTAAACTAAACAAAAAGTCACTCCAAAGAGTAACTTTATACTTGAAAGTAATGACATCTCAAAATCATTATACTTTCATCTTACACCTTTTTGTATTGGTTTTCAAATTAAGAAATAGAGACATAGTTATTACAATTTTTTTGTTAAACTACCTGAGGTCGCATTTTACGACTATAGCCACAATCTAATTAGGACAAGTAACTTTTCACTTTACCTCAACTATCGGAAATTTACGGAAGTTCATATCTGTGAAAACCAAAGGTATGAATATATTTTTTAATTCATATCATCCGTGACGGAGTATTCAAACTCCTCAATATAATCAAAGTGGTTTATATCCACTATAAAAATAGAAAGAATTTACACCATGAAAAAAGACGACGTTATCAAACTATCAGACGGACAGACTGCCACAATTGTTACTGGCGACGAATCAACGAGTTTGACCAATTGCTATATTGTACGGCTAGAAAATGAAGATATAAGAGTAGTTGATAGAAAAACTCTAACGCTTGCGGACTCATTAAAATAATAGTCGTTTATAACAAATTCCACTTTTTCCACAAATTCCATAAGTAAATTATTCAATCTTTTTTACTTAACCCCAATACGTGCAAACCTGAATCACGTTAAAAGCTGATAGGAGGTAATTATGAAAAAAATTTGGTTGTGTATGATTACTATATTAGCAGTTGTTTCTTTATCTGCTTGTTCCACATCACCCACAAAGGATAACTCAAGTAGTGACAAATCTTTTAAAGAATCAGTTTCATTACAA